TTCTGCACCAGTCATCCCAGTTCACCTGAAGGGTGAACATCTGCTCATCCCATTGCACGACATTTTCTGGCGCAACTTCGATGGTGTCGAATGATCGCCCAACAATCTCTACTGCGATACCAGATGGGTGGGTTCCAGACTCCTGAACGGACGGCTCCCGCAACCCGAACAGGCACCTGTCGGCCTCATGCACGCCGTCGTCGTCCGTGATTGGCCCCCACGACCAGTCCAATGTCTCCAACTCGAACGCTGGGAAGCGGTACTTGCCGCAACTACAAGGTGCAGCCTGTAACTTTTCGTCTGTTCCACAAGGTGCAGCCTGTACATCCACATCCTGAGATGTACTACCCGCTTCGCTGACATTGCCAATCAGCCACGGGGCCACCCGGTCGAACAGCCGTTTCAAGCCGGGCAGGAACCGTGGCCGGTCAGATTCAACCATTTCCACGAAGTCGTCCCACGCCTCTGGCCCTACGCCAATAGCAGCATCGGGCTCGCAATAACAAATCTCCCCACAGATGGTGCAACCAACACTCATGGTGCCCTCCTATAAAAATGTGGCTTGGCCATCACACTGTATCTTCCCAACAGGATCGTGACGGCCACCAATGGTCTTTGCCTTGAGGGGTGTCATATAGCAGCCACGCTGCCTAACCACGCCTGCCACGCCTCTCCTCTCCTCGCCCTGCCGTAACATGCCATGCCTTTCCTGCCACGCCTCACCGATCCCGGCCACGCCTAACCGATCCTACCCTACCGCACCGTTCCTAGCGTCGCCTCGCCTCTCCATGCCTGACCGCGCCGCACCAGACCGCGCCGCACCTAGCCCGACCGTGTCACGCCATGCCTGCCCAACCCCGCCATGCCGTACCGCTCCATGCCGAGCCTTGCCGAACCCTGCCTGCCGTGCCGGACCAAACCCTGCCTCACCAAACGCAACGAGGCCAAACCTAACCGATCCTGCCTTGCCGTGCCTTACGCTTCCGGAACGCGCCAAGCCCAACCGTGCCTGCCTTACCTCGCCGCTCCCAGCCTCACCGCGCTGCGCCCAGCCTCACCGATCCATGCCTGCGATGCCCAACCATACCTTGACCAGCCTAACCAATCCCAACCACACCGAGCCTGCCGTGCCTAACCAGACCCCACCCAACTCTGCCGCGCCGCGCCTAGCCCGCCTGACCGCGCCTGCCGTGCTAAACCTGACCGCGCCATGCCGAACCGGGCCGCGCCGTGACGAGCCTGTCCTAGCCTGCGCTGCCGAACCCAACCAGACCTTGCCTAAACACGCCGAACCGTGCCTAGCCTGCCGCGCTATCCGTGCCTTAACATGCCGAACCGGGCCTGTCCTTGCTTGACCCAGACTGCCGTGTCTAACCTATTAGATATCCATCCTTACCGTATCGGTCGTGGATATCATTGAAATCTTCTTCTGCGATGGTTCTATCTACACCTTTGCCAAACCAAGTTGCAGCCTTGCTGGCCTGTTCCATTCGCTTAACAAGATTAGACCTAGCCACAATGATCTCTTTGAGTTGTTCGATCACAGGATCGTAAACACCTTGAGAAATAAAGTGCTTTAACGTTTCAACGCTAGGCAACTTCCGCTTCGGCGGGGGCTTAGGAGGGTTGAGTTCTTCCCACTTGTCCAAAGCCGCGTGCGCTCCAGCCTTCGCTGCGGTCGCTTGGGCTTGAGTTTGATAATAACCCAAGTGAATGTCTTTATTCTTATGTCGGATTTTAGCCCGAACAGCGTTTCTACTCACTAATACTCCTCTCTTCAACCCGCCATGATATCAGATGCTTCTGCTCTTAGCAATGGTTTCTCAAAGACTAGCAATGACTCATGAGGTATTCGTTGATTGAAGTTCTCTCCATGTGTTAAACCCGTAACAGGAATAATGATCGTATCGACCTGCTTGAATCCGACACGGACACAGGTATCGCTATGCCATTTTGTTACATGTTGAATTACTCCACCCCGAACGTGGTCTTTGATGTTGATGATCAAAATTCCACCGGGTTTTAGGACACGCTTTGCTTCCGACCATGCTTCTGTGTGGAAATGTTGGTAGTCCTCGCCCCATTGCATGACAGCAGAACTTCCATCTGTGAGAGGTCTGCCCAAATAATGCCTGTAGGTGTGTCGTTTGCTGTCGTCTTTAGCGTCGTGGTGGTCGGCCATCCTGTTACCGAAGCAGGGCGAGGTTATGACTGCGTCGAAACACCCATTTGGGAATTTGGTGTTGAGGGCGCTTCCTACGTCTGTTAGTTGATGCTGGTTTGCCCATTCTGGTTCAAGTTCGATGCCCCGTGTGGTGAATGGCAGTTCGTGGATTGTGCCTATACCGGCGAAAGGATCCAAAATTGAAACGTCATTACCGGGTCCATAGAGGTCTTCAAGGATTTCGGTGATTGCGTTCAGATGTCTAGGGGTGAACTTCGCTGGATGGGGAGCGGGCAGCGGATAATCGGCGTCGGTATCTACTGCGTTGGGATCGTAACTCATGACTGGTTCCGGTATTTCTTCTTTAGTTTCATCCGGCGGGCGACTGGCTGACCCTCATGGGGAACCATCTGGCTCGTTCCGGCTTTACCGTCCTTCAAGCCCGGTGCGTCTTTCTTGAAAACGGTGAGGATTCCAAAGGAAGTCCGATACACGATCTTCGTGTCGTCCTCTTCAAGTATCTTATTAGCCATGTGCGGTTCCTCCCCAGCACGCTTTTGACGGGTTCCAGTGGGAATCCCCGCTCCTATAGAACAGCCATGCTGCTACGGCAACATTTGGCTCAGTATCGAATATGTCATAGCCGCGCCATCCGGCAGCGGTGCTTCTGTCCAACCAGAATTTGCTTAGATGTTGGAACCATCCTACGGCCAGAGCCGACGAGACAGAGTTTGAATAGGAGTCTGAGGGTAGCCCACTGGATTCACAAAAGGCAACCTTGAGTGCCCATTCCCTGTCTTCTGGTAGGAAATAGATGTCAACCAACTCTTGCAACGTGGGAGGTTCTTCCCAGTTCATCCAGTTGTGCTGCCAATCTATTTCTGGATCGTGGGTTTCTACCCACCAGTTGCTCCGGTTGTAGAAGTATCTCTGGGCCGCTTCTGTGGAACCGAACCATTCCATGTGGATTTTGCGGGTATCGGGTCCATAGATGCCGTCTACATATCGCATCCCCAGTAGGCGCTGCAATTCTGCGATGTGGGAACCCTTCTCGTAGAAGCCGTATTGGTTGTCGATGAGGAAGGGGATCGAATCAAAAGAACCGCCGGGAGGATAGGACTCATACCAAATGTCGCTTGCTGAACCAGCGGGAGGCAATGAGGCTTCATACGTTTTGTTCGGGTTGGCGAAATTGGTGTTGTTCGGGTTGGCGAAATTGGTGGAGTGGCGTGGTTCGACCGCTTTGTGAACAATCGTCGTAGTAGTCGTACTGGTCGTAGTCGTCGTCGTGGTAGTCGTACTGGTCGTCGTCGTACTTATGGCAAATAGTAGTTCTGGATTAACGTTTGTTGTCGCTGCACGCGCCATGGGATGATCAGACGGTGATGCATTGTTGATGTGGGCCTGAGAAACCAAAGCAGCACAAATGAAAGCGATCCCGATTTTGAGTATTCTGGGTAGCGGCATTCCAAATCCCTCCTCTGACAGTTGCAGTCGCTGTTAGTAATGTTGCACGACCGGCACCGATGTCGTACAGTGTAACATCTAAAGGGGTCAGTCCGCAAGAATTTCATAACAGTTATTACAAAGGGTTTCAAAACATGTCAGAAACAACCTTTTCAATTCCAGAAGATTTAGTTCAAGCCATTGAGATCTCTTCGTTTGAACGCCAGTTGCCCAAACAGGGAGATTCCTGTGTCCATCGTTACCTGATGACACCTGATGACAAGGAACTTCAGCAAAAGGTAGAAGACTGGATTGAGATTCAAAAGGGCTTGTGGCCTAAAGTGGATGAAGTAATCATCAAGTTGCATGAAACCGTTGACATCCACTCCGAAGAGTTTCCATGGATTTATACCGACTGGTGGATGTCACTCTGTATGCCTTGGTCCTCTAACCTTGAAGTAGCAATCCAATCTGCCCACCAATGGTGCGATGCCCAGTCCGCGTAATGCCCCTCGTCGGGAAATGGTCAGTGTTACCAAATTGGGCAAATATGGTCATGTCCAATGGGTTCATCAGTTGGTGTGCGGGCATAGCGTGGTTAGAAAACGCAAGTCTCCGACTGGTGTCCTTGGATGCATCAAATGCATCGACGCTGAAAGGTTTGAAGATATGAGTCAGTCTCTTGCCATCCCTGTGGAGAGTCCTTACGACGACGATCTGTCCGGCGCTGAGTTGGAAGCGTCAAAGATGAGAGCGCTTCTGGCTGGTCGGTTCAAGGTTCCTCCCGAGCAGGTTGATGTAGTGATCCGACCTGATCAGTGGGGACGAATGGTCGTAGATTCCGCAACGATCTCTTTAACGAGAAGGCAGATACGAGACACCACCCCATAGGCGGGAGTGTAGCCAAGCGGTAAGGCAGCGGACTTTTAATCCGAAGAGCGCGGGTTCGATCCCCGCCACTCCCACCCCATTTGCGGAACCTGAATCCATGATCTATGATGGACGGACAGGACGGAAGGAAGGGTACCCATGTCCGAACCATCGCCAGAAGAAGTCTTTGAGGTATTCCAAGAATGGGTGCTTCTCTGCCGAACCTCTCCCAAAGGACGTAAACCGGTTCTTGGGGAAAAGCGTCGCAGGAAAATCAAGCAGGCTATCAGAATGTATGGCATTCAAGACTGCAAGGACGCTATCCGTGGATGCACCAACTCTCCATGGCATATGGGGCATAACCCGCAGGGAAAAAAGTACGACGATATCGAATTGATCTTAAGAGACGAGCAGCACATTGAAATGTTTTTGGAACTTTGCGACAAGGCGGAAGATGGCTTTGAAGTCTTAGAAGCCTTCGCCAACGGTGAAGACACAATGTTCTAATCTGACAGTGGAAAAGTCAGATCTCGTCCCTATCTTAAAAAAGGTGTGCATCAACTGGGATGCTGCCACGGGCGGTCCTCCGTTCAAGGAACGGTGTTCATTATGGTGGAAGTTCCTTGAAGACTTGTCAGCCGATTCAGTGAATGAAGCAGTTGACCAAATAATAGTTTTGGATCAGCAGCGCCTGCCGCGGGTGGGACAGGTCAGGCGATTGGCTATTGACCTTGCGTTGGGAGATGAAATCCCGGCTGCGCCTCAGGCTTGGTCACAGTTTCGTGCTGCCATAGATGCGGCTGAATCTGGAACCAGTTTCAACAAGCCCCACGATTTGGTGGGAGAAACTATGCGTTCATTTCCCAAGAATGGTGCAGGTCTAAGAACGAATTCTGATAGAGAACTATTTCTAAAGGCTTATGAAGCGATAGTTCTAAAGGCAGAAAGAAGCAGGTATCTAGGTGGCTGATAGAACACCTGAAATAGATCTCGTTCTTTCTCGTTTGAACAAGGTAACAAGTTCTGGAACCGGCTGGAACGCTGCTTGTCCCTGCCGGGGAGATGATCAAAATCCTTCCCTTACTGTTGGGTTGGGCCGTGAAGGACAGGTTCTGCTCAATTGCCATCGTGGCGACGGCTGTGATTTTGGTCAAATTTGTGAATCCATGGGACTCAAGCCAAACGAGTTGTTTCCGGATTCAGGGGAAAAGAAGTCTAAAGGTAAAATGAAACTAGAAGATACCTACGTCTACAAGAACGCTGCCGGAGATCCGGTGATGCAAGTGCTTCGTTTCCGTGAAGACGATGGCGGGAAAACTTTCCGTCAGCAACGTTACGAAAATGGTGAATGGGTTTGGGGGACTCAGGGAATAGAAAAACCCCTGTACCGATTGCCTGAGATTATTGAGCAGATCAAAAACGATAGGATCGTTTACGTCGTAGAGGGTGAAAAGGATGTTGCCACTCTGGAGCGACTAGGGAAGGTTGCTACCTGTAATCCCGGTGGGGCAGGAGCCGAAGGTCAAGAGAAGTGGTTGCCAAACCATACAAAGGCGTTGGCTGGAGCAAAGGTTGTCATTATTGCCGATAATGACAGACCCGGCGAGATTCACGCAAGCAATGTTGCCGCTCAACTTCGTAAAGCCGGATCGAAGGTAAAGGTATTTAAGCCCACCCGAGGTAAGGATATTTCGGATCACATCGGATCCGGTTTGGAACTTTCAGATCTTGAGATTGTGGCAGGTGAGATCCGTGACGAGTTCACGAACTTTGTCGAATCGCTCATGGATCTAGACCACAGTCTCCCACTGGCTCAACGGGTCAACAAGGCTCAACGATTACTGGACGGTTTCAATGTCGATAACTCCTTGGAGGAACCGGGGCGACTGGTTGATTGGGCAACCCTGCTGCAAGAGGAAGCCAGTGACCAATATGAATGGTTGATCCCTCACCTGTTGGAACGTCAAGAACGGGTCATCGTTGTTGCAGCGGAGGGAGTTGGGAAAACCTTCCTAGCAAGACAAGTTGCGTTAATGGCGGCAGCAGGGATTCATCCATTCAAACGAGACAAGATGCCTCCGATAAAGACCTTGTTTATCGACTTGGAAAACCCTGAACGAATCATTCGCAGGACAGCCCGTCGCATCTACCATCGGATCGACATGGTAGGGAAGGCGAAAGAGATGGAAGCCAATCTCGTCGTAAAACCCGACGGACTGGATCTGCTCAAGGTTGAGGACCGCAACAAACTTATTGGTTGGATTGATGAGACTCAACCAGACCTACTGGTTTTGGGTCCGCTGTACAAAGCGTTCTTGGATCCGGGTGGACGTACCTCTGAATCGGTAACTACAGAAGTGGCAAAGTTTTTTGATTACATCCGATATGAATATGATTGCGCTCTCTGGTTGGAACATCATGCCCCATTGGGGTCAGGTACCAGCAGGGATTTGAGGCCGTTTGGTTCAGCCGTTTGGAGTCGATGGTCTGAGTTCGGTATTGCTATCAGCCCTGACCCGACAGATCCCAACACAATGGAAGTCAATCATTACCGTGGAATGAGAGATCAGCGGGAATGGCCGGTTCGGATGCGTCGTGGCAACGACGATGAGTGGCCGTTTATTGTTCTTGAATTCACCACTATGTGAGGGGTCGCTATGGAAAATGTTAGCGGTATTGACGATTGGATGAAGGGTGCGGCGTGTCGGGATCAGGACACTGCCGACTTTTTCATCCTTCGTGGTGACCCGCAGCAGCGGGTAAAAAGAATTCGGGCGTATGCAATTTGTAGAGGTTGTCCGGTGAAGCGAGACTGCCTTGACTACGCCATCGTCAACCACGAACTAGGCATATGGGGTGGGACGACCGACAGAGAGCGGAGGATTATCCGCAGAAATTGGACACCACTCAGCGAGAAACGGGCGAAGGTGAAGGGGTACTCGCAGTTCGCATAGCAAATATTCTGCCTTGTCGCCACAGGTAATGTCTGCCGCATTCGCAGACAATCCGGAATGTCCACATCCCGGTTGTAGCGCCGCTTTCGGCTTCTTCGCTTAAATCGTTAGAACATTTGGGACAGTGAATCATGATTAACCTCCCACAACCAAGGTACCACTACTACTAATAGTAGGTTGTAAGTCCACTAAAATAGTTCCGGGCCGACCAAATCCTTGAGATAACGATTCATTTGGTAATGATAAACGTTCCACTGGTCTTTGTGTGACCTGAACTGATTGTTGTTTGATGGACGAGGATCCACTTCACCCTTTTTCAAAGGGGTGGCACGGTCGTAGAAGTCCTTCTTCGATAACCATCCTATGAACCAGCCGACGTTCCCCGGCACCTTCACTCCGTCAACCATTGCTTCTTCGTGGTAGCCGATACGCATAAAGGCGAAAGCATCTACGTCTTGGTTGTCTTCACGACCCATGGCAACGCTGCCCTCCCAAAGTTTGTCGGGCATGGTTTTGGCCCATTTGGTTTTTACGTCGATCTTGATCTGGTTGACATCTAGATCGTAATGGGGGTTGGGCTTGTGTTCGATCTCTAACGGGAACTGGTACTGGTGTGTTGTCAGAACTTCCTTGAAGGCGAGTTCTCCAAGACAACCCAAGAGGTCGCCCCCACCTTCCAGAATAGAACCACGACGACCTGTCCCGTCGCCCATGGCGTCAGCCATCTGTTGGGCCTCCGCTTTCATCTCTTCGGTCAGAACGACCTTGTTTGGAGGTAACCACATAATTTTACCAATCGTGAATTGTTTTAAGAATAATTGGGGTTCCCTCGCCCAACCACGCGTTGAACGTGTTGTGACTTAGGAAGTCCCAAGCATCCTCAAAGTCCCAGCCCTCTGTCCAGACGAGATGTTCTACCATCTTTTGTTCGTCATAGACGAGGACTGGGTCTTTTGAGTATTGGCAACCGATGCCGATAATGGCTTCGTCAAAAGTTGGATCAACAAAACGCAATGCTTTGGGATTCGATTCTTGGAGTTCATCTAGCATGAAATCCAGTTGCGTTTGTTTTGGTTCCTCTTGATCCATAGGGATAACCCTGAACTTTGGCCTTGGCATCGGAGACGATTCTAAACAGTCTGTAGAATCAAATCTGTTGCTTTGGCCTTCATCAGATGGGACTTGTTCCCAATCGTCATCGCAGCCATTGCGTTGCGCTTCGGGTCATCGAACCAATGATGGTCGTAGTATTCCCCAACTGCGTTCAACAGGCTCCAACCGTTGTAGCCATAACCACCTGCGTTCTTCGCATTCCCGTACAGGGAACGAACCATCGAAATGGTTTCGTCGCGGTTGACCTTCTTACGGTCGGTATCTGCATCCCTCTCAGGCCACAGACCATTCAGAACGCTGTCAATCTTGTTGCTGGAAGCAGGCATAGGAGCCGCAAGCAGCCTCTCCGCTTTGGCGCTGAATTCACTCGCCCAATCCCGTGAGATCTGGAGAACCTCGTTGGCCTCTTCCAAAGCCCTGTTGTAATTGGCCGTATGACGAGCAGTCACTACGGATCGTGCAGACTTCAATCCCATGCGAACCGTGTTTGCACAGACGGCCCGAATGTCGGTATTCGCATAGGTGATCGGCGTGGTGCCATCGTGGCTTGTATGAACGACAAGGAACCGCTGGATCCTGTCGGCTACGCCCATGGGATCCAGAACGAGGGTTCCCAAGTCAATGGTCGCGAAGAACTCACGACCGTCCTTGAGGACGCCTGCTGTATCCATAATGGCATCGCCTGCGGAGGCTCCGACAACATTCAAAGCCTTCTCCAAGACCGTGGAGTTCTGTACGATCCGGTATCGGTCTTTCACAACCTCAAACGGAACGACGCCACCGTCATCGTTCAGACGGGCCGTGATGTGCCTGTCTTCCATTTCCATCAAGATCCCATTGGGGGTGATGTACTTTACGGGCAGGAGGGTAACCTCATAGTCGGCCTTCGCTGCCTCTAGGATGGCTGGTGCCGTCTGGTATCCCGACAGGGCTACGCCCAGCCGGTGCCATGGCGCACCACCTTCTTTACGATAGGCGAAACTGGCTTCGCCGCTTCCTGATACTTCTAATTCGTGACTCATATTTTCTACCTCCTCAAAGGTCGTTGAGATAATACTATCCCATCCGGAGTCATTTGTCAAGCATTTAGATTTGTAGTAGGTTGGAATCAACATGACCACCGAAAAGGCGATTCGCCTCAACGATGACCAAATAGTTCTGAACAGCCCCTATGAGGCCAATGAAGTGGCTGCTATCAAGGGGGTTCCGGGCGCTAAGTGGGATCGACTGGGCCAAGTGTGGAGAATCCCAGTTTCCAGTTTGAAGCCCTTGAAGATCTTTGCCGTTCAGTTCGATTATTGGCTTGATCCTGATCTGCGCGTGTTGGATCTGCCTGACCCTCCTTATGAGATGCAGGGAATAGAACTGGTTGACGAAAGTCTGATCATCAGGTTTGCCTATGATTCCGTGAAGGTCGCTGCTGTTCGTCAAATCGCAGGTTCGTGGTGGAACACGAAGAAGAAGGTTTGGGAGGCTCCAAGATCCAGTCTTTCCCAAGCACTTCAGTTCGCACGAAACTTCCGGATGAATGTTCCCGAAGAACTTGAGTCGATGGAACTCAAGGTTATTGAGGAGCAAGCACAGAAGATTGCTGCTTCCCGTTCACTGAACGCTGAGATTGAAGTTCCAGACCTTGTTGGTGAATTGCTCCCCTACCAGAAGGCCGGAGTTCAATACCTCGTAGATCATAAGAAACTGTTCCTAGCAGACGAAATGGGAACCGGAAAATCAGTCATGTCGTTGGCTGCGGTCCAATGCGAAAATGCGTACCCCTCTCTCATCGTATGTCCACCCAACTTGGCGTTGAATTGGGCCACGGAAATCGACAAGTTCTTTCCAAGTCGAACATGGCGACGGGTGATCAACCGAAGCGAGTTTCCAGAGGAAGAAGCAGACTTCACTATCATTGGGTATTCCAACATCGACTATCACCCCGAAGCGTTGAAGGGATACCAGTCCTACATATTTGACGAAAGCCACTATCTCAAAAATCCCAAAGCGAAGAGAACAAAGTGTGCCCAGAAACTCGCAAAAACAGTACCGAATACAGGGTTGGTTTTTTGCCTTACTGGAACGCCTATTACATCTCGTCCGGCTGAGTACGGACCCCAACTGGAAATCATCGGAAGACTTAAGGAATTCGGAGGACTCTGGGCCTTCTACAAGAGGTACTGCGGAGCCTTCCAAGACCGGTTCAAGCAATGGCACATCGACGGAGCCACCAACCTAGATGAACTCAACGAACGCCTCAGGGGATCGTGCTATATAAGAAGGACTAAAGATCAAGTCCTCAAGGATCTTCCACCCATCCGGCATTCTGAATGGATGATCGAACCTGATCCCAAATACGCAAAGGAATACAAACAGGCAGAAGAGGACATCGTTCAGTTCCTTGCTGACCGGGCTGCTGAGTTGGCTGCCGAACTAGGTCAGGATCCAAGGAGCGCTGCGGTGCGGGCCAGATTCAAAGCAGAAGCACACGAACATTTGGTCAGGCTTTCCGTTCTAAAGAAAATCGCAGCCAAGTCAAAACTCAAAGCAGTGGACGAATGGGTTCAGATCCGCATCAACGAAGGACGCAAGGTGGTGTTGGCTGCCCATCATCGTGAAATCGTTGATGCCTTAGCGGATGAATATGGCGGGTTGAAAATCCAAGGCGGGATGAAAGTAGACGATGTAGAGAAGGCCAAGAGCGCATTCATGGAGCAATCGGCGGAAGATGCTCCTGTGATTGTGCTGTCCATTCAGGCTTCCAAGGCTGGACACACTCTGACGGCTGCACAGGACATGCTTTTTATTGAGCATCCTTGGACACCCGCAGATGTGGATCAGGTGTCTGCGCGAATACACCGCATAGGAACCAAGGGAAGCGTACAGATAACTCATGCTTTGGCGGCTGGAACTATTGATGAATCGGTCTATAGCCTCATCAACCACAAGCGTTCCGTAGTGGATGCGGCCACTGAAGGTACGGCAGAAGGGTCGGAAGGCGTAACTGCCGCAAGTCTGATGGAAGACTTTCTTTCTGAGGCAGACACTAGAGGTAAGATCTAGAAGTCACAATGGTTCAGGTTCCCCGGCAGGGAATCTCCGACTTAGGTTAGGAGGTGCGACCGCTACACCGAAAGGGGCGGGTCGGACTTCCGGCCCGCCCCTTTTTATGCGTCTGGCGTAGGCGGTCGCTCTATACTGAAATCTTCACTGGCCGTGGATTCGATAGGGATCCACGCCTTGCTGTAAGAATGCTCTGAAACTTTCCTCTTCTTGACGAGGGATCCATCCAGCAGCACATCCAGTTCATCTATTTTCATATTGAATGAATTCAAGATGACCTGTTCGTCCATGGCTACGCTCAATAGACGAATCGTTTTACTGAGACGATGTGGGACAATCTCTCCTCTGGCCCTGTTGAGTTGGATGTGAAGCATCATTGCTTCTGTCTTTCCACAATCGCGCCTTTGAACGGGAATCTTTTTAAGACCCAGCGACTGTGCGGCGACCCAGCGGGCGAAACCGTCGATGATGGTGCCATCTGTCATAGTGAGAATTGGATTGATCATTCCGTATTCTTCTATAGACTTCATCAGCCCAATCAGGTTGGGTTTTAGAATATGAGTGGTTCTCCAGTCGGGAACCTTGAGGTTTTCCGTTTTGAGAAGTTCCAAGTTCATAAAAGATCATCTACCTTATCTAAGTCGTCGGCTTCCTGTAAGGCAGCGACGCGCATCCTGTGGGCTTTCGTTTTCGGACCGACCGGTGATGGGGCTGTATGGCGAAATTCATTTAGCAGCAGTATCCGAATCAAGTGATCAATCGGATAGCCATAGGGATCGTTATTACGCTTTTTGCGAAATTCTGCTACGAATTTCATAGCGTCTTGGTGTTTTCCCGGTGAAAGCATGTTCTCGTTGATGCAACGACGAACGCCGTCCCAACTTTCCTGAGCGTAAGAAGCAATCAGGGATTCGATATTGAAATCCTTCCACAGCCGACGCTGGGCATCTATGTGTGGAAATGCCGTCACTAGAGCGTCATAAAACTCTGGCTCCGTTGTAACTACATCATTGAGCCTGCGAGCAGCAACAGAGTGTAACGGAATTCCCACCCGTGTGTTTGCTCCCGACATTGCTGCGTAGTCGTAATACTCGCAATAGGGGAAGTTGTTGTCCACGGATACATACTTGAGAACATCGTCTGTAATCCAATCGTAAATAGGTTTGATGAGTCGCAACGGAATGGCCTTGCTCAGCCGGTATGGACGATTGATGTAGTTCTCATGGAGTTTTTGGACAACGGACCGATATCGAATCATGGATTCGTTTGCCCGAATACCCGTGAGGAAGGCGGTTCGACCTTCCTTCCCTTGCATCGTGTAATAATCAACAGGCTGCGGAACCACCACGCTATTATCTAGTCCGAAATCTTGGGCGGTGATAGCCCACGGGGGTATCTCCCGAACCAAGCGTCCTTCTTCTTGTCGCTGTTTTGACCAGAGCAGAACGTACTCTCTGCGACCAAGCACCCAAATTTCCTGCCCCATCGGCAGGCAGTACCACTCCATGTCAACCCACGGAAGATCTTTGACCCATTCCATGTAACGGATAACGGCAGGACTGACCATTTCTTCATCACGGAAGATGGTCTTGACGGGTCCAAGTCCTCGTTCTTCATGGATTTCTTTCGCAAGAAGTAGGACGGCAGAAGAATCTTTGCCTCCGCTGAACTGGACACAAACCGTGTCGAAAGTATCGTAAACGTGTCGGAGCCGTTCACGGGCTGCTTCGACTACGTTCATATCTAGGAATAGACGCTTACGCGGCATAGGATTACTCTAGTTGTAACGCGGGACGGGAGGAGGGATGGTCCTCATGCCAACCTCCGGCCCCGCGCCACAACCGATAAGCATCCCCCGGCAGGGGGGCTTAGCATACCACAACCGCAAATACTGCTTACTGCAACTAATAGTGTTAGGCGCGTGCGGCTTCAATGGCCTCTATTAGTTCTGCTTTTCGCAAATTCCGATATGCAACACCTGCTTCGGAAGCGATTTCTTTGAGTTCTGCCACGGTCAGTGAATCCAAATCTTCTGTTGGGGTTTCTACCGCTGCCTCTTCTTCATCTTCGTAGACCCTTGTGTCTTCTCCGCCGACGCCCAACAGTTTAGGAGTTTTAAAGTCCTGCAAACCTTTGTTCAGGTTTGTCCAGTTGATTTTGCCCGGAGATGTCCGCCCACTCGGCATGGAGGACCAAAGTAGAATCCCTTCAAAGGTAGTAAAAGTTTGTGTTCCCATTTCCCCACCTTCGTAGGTGATGGCGGGGACGGCCTCTGTGTCACACAGAAGTCTTAAAAGACGACCAGCAGATTCTTCTTGCTCCGCTGTCAGGCTCACGTTTTCCTCTTTGACAATGGCGACAAAAATGCAACGAGATGACCATTGTGGTTGAGTGGGATGAAAATCGCCTATAACCCCATAATCCGTATTGAGGATCTTATGGATCTTCAACTCATCTGGATCAATCACATAGTGGGGGCGATGAGATCTAGAATCTCGCCCATAGGACCAAAGCGCTTGTTCTCCGGTCGGTGTACCTGTGGCCTCTAGGATCAACTTGGGGTTGATGAAGGGAAGTTCTGGTCCGCGCTTGTACGAATCGGACAATATTTCTGTAAGGACTTCTATCATGTTGACCTCTGAAACTAGGCGCTAATATTCAGAGTTTACACCAACTATGTGTGTCAGAAGTCTAGTTCCTCATCGAACGGATCCTGCGAAGCGGCAGGCTTGGCCGCAACCGCTGCTGGCTGGGCGGCGTCGTCGCGCTTTTCGCGCTTCACCCGAACGAGGCTTTCGATGTCCTCAACGGGAATCGAAATATCGTTGGCAACGACCTGAGTAGCGTAACGCTTCTCGCCTGTATTCTTATCTTCCCAACTGCGCTCTTCTAAGTAACCAGTAACGATGATCCGCTGGCCCTTCTGAACGATTCCTGCTGCCGCTTCAGCCAAGTCGCCCCAGACCTGAACGTTAAAGAATGAGGTGTTGGTCTTTTCCCAAGAATCACCCTGCTTGCGCCAGCGTTCGGTCGCCAGTCGCAACTTCAACATGCCGTTGCCGTTGCTGCTGTACTTGAGTTCAACGTCGATGACGTTATTACCCTTGACGGTTACTTCTGTTCCTGAACGAGCCACGGTTCTCTCCTAATACAAAATGGTTGATTGCCCGAAGCCCGTAGTGTAGCGTGGTGGGCACGCCACCGCAAGGGGAGGAGTACCGTGAGTAATTCAGATTCCATTCTGACTATTCGGGAACATCTGATTCAGGTCTGTATGGATTTAGTCGAAATTGGTGAAGAAGACGAGGCTGAGGTTCAAGAAGATTTTGAACAGATGGTCGATCTGATTCTTGAGTCCTTGGATTTGAAGATCACAGAAACCAAAGAGTCAGAGGACTCCACGATTTTCAACTGCACTATTCAGTTGATGTCGAACCTTCAGGACTGATGTGACGATTTAAAAAGGCTGTCACTTGCTCTGAGGTTGTGGCTAAACCTGCATAGGCTGGGTTTGCCTTCAAATATCTTAGGAACGAATACCACACCGCCTGCTGTTCAGCGTCGTTGAATACCAAAGTGTATTGAACCACTGTTTTGGCCCCAGCAGAACCGGTGGCTGTAGCGCCTTGGGTCACTAAAGACCTCATCGTCTCTTCGTCTGCTTCCGTTGGAGGCGGAGCGATCAGGGTCGGAGCGGTCCATCCGTCGTTGGATTCCACGGCAGATTCTGCTCCAGCAGCCGGGGTTGAAATGGTGGCAATCTCAAAATCATCCCAGCCAAGTTCCTCAAAGAAATCCGGCATGTCTTCCACCACCGAAATCAGCATGTCGTGGAGAAGTTCCTGATTATCTTCTCCCAACTCTGAGGTTCGATTGTCGGCCAAGGCAAACGCTATGGCCTTGTCGTGGTCGAACGGAACGTACAGCACCGCCATGTGGGTCCACCCCAATTGCTTGGCTGCCGCCAATTGGTGATTCCCGGCAATGACGGTGCCCGTGCCGTCCTCGTTATCCACGGCCACGATGGGTTTGACTTGTCCGAACTTTTTATACGAAGCCGCAATAGAAGAAATGTTTCCTTTGCGTGGGTTGTTGGGAAGCGTTTGTAATTGTTCTATCGGAACAAGAAGATTTTCCAAGTCTGGACTTACGCCATGGTTCATGTTTGCGCCCTCACGTTTGCCGCAAGCGTCCTGAGAGAATCAAGCGCTGTGCGAATAGAGTTTAGTTTCTCCTTCTTGGCTTTGAGGAGAGCATCTGCCACCTTGACTTCATAGTTCTCATCGGAGAGTTTGTAATCGGCCCATGACTCACGCTCCTTGATGGAGCCGTTTGCGGCGAGATATTCCTTAGCCCAAGAAGACTTGTAGCGAGCATCTTTTTTGGAGTGATCCACAGCAAGAACTTCAAAGGCTTCGGTGTGTTCCTCTAAGTCTTCAACCAGCCTGATGATGTTGTCTTCAACGTCGGCTAGGGCTATGGGGGATGTTCTCACAGCAGTCCTTCTTCTTTCGCTATGGCATTCAAGCGTTTCGCTTCTTCTTCCCAATCAAACTTATCTATTGAGTTTCGTTTGAGAATAAGTTCGTCAAACATGTCGTCACCGATCTTGTCGATTGTGAAGATCCCAAACTCCACGGGGTTGTCGGTGAAGAACCGATGGCATGAGGCGCACAAACAGAACGCATTATCCAAGTCCGTTCGGGTCCATGAATATTTTCTAGAGATAATATGAGCGCACTGTAGAACATGCTTAGATCCACACTTCTCACATCTCCCACGGGATCTGACAATCAGGGCGTGCAGTTTGGTCGCCTTGCCCTTTGCCCCCTTGCCATAGATGTTGCTCATTCATCGCACGCTTTCTAAGATCTTCTGCAATCTTAGTGCGCCGTACCTCGCGTCTAGGGCTTCTAATGCTTTCAGATTCTTTTCAGATTCTTCGTTTCTGATTTCAGGATCAGAAAGGGCTTCAAAGTGTTTGACCCAATCTCTGAATCTCTTGGCTGTCCTGCCAACCCCGTATTCTTCTTTGAACCGAATATATTCAGGAGACTTGGACATAACAAAAGGAATGCCAGCCGCAGCGTATTCAAGTGGTTTGATCCACGATTTAGCATGGTTGAAAGGTATGTCATTGAGGGGAGCAATACCTATATCAAATGGAAGCATCTTGCCGATGATGGTCGGTGACACCATGGGATACAAACTGACCCGATCTTGCGTTATTCCAGTCTCTTCCCAAAATGTGGGATGACCTCCGTAGTGTCCCGTATGGTGGAAAGAAAATCGGTCTTCAGGCAATTGTGGAAAAACTTGTTTAACTTCTTCCAAATCTCCACTTCTGTGTCCTGTGGAGCCGTGCCATCCGATAATAGTTTTTCCATCGTCGTTATGTTGTCGTGGCTTGAAGGCACTAAAATCAACATGATTTTCTAACATTTGTACGTTCGACACTCTTAGTTTATCTTTTGCTCGTTCATATAGAAATGGTGTAGAAATAATTACCAAGTCTGATGCTGCAAGAACATTTCCATAAATGGCTGTATTTTGTTCTTTATTGTTTTTAGGGTCAATTTTTGTTTTAGCCTGATGACGTTCATGAAGACCCCAATACCAGTCATCTAAATCGTTTACAATAGTTTGACCGTTTTGTTGTGCTATCTTAATATTTTCTGGAATGCCTTTTACCATCCAGCGTTGCATATAAATAACGTTGCAATCAAAATGATGATTGTTGTTCCAATCTGTTACGCCAAAGATTCCCAAATCGTTATTGAATACAAGCACACCAATAACGTGGGGCATCGTCAGGTATTTTGTATATTGGCCGAAGCGGATCCAACCCGATCCCCCCATACAGGGAGAGCCGTCTGGTTCGTTGATCGAACCAGACCAGTCGCCAGAAGCAAACCCGACTTTTAGTTCCACTGACTCAACTGTTTTTCTAGGTCCACGAAACTCCACACGCCGTCAATGGAATTCCACAACGCATGATCTATGGGTGTTGGCTCAAAGTCGTACTGCTGCATAACAGAGCGATGTTCTAGAATGGCGTTTCGATAGAAACTGGCAAGGCGTAGGTCTTCTTCTTGACCGCTTTCACCCAAGGCGATCATTCTCTCTGCCTCAGAAAGTTTCTGAGTGACATAGAAACGAAATCTACCAATCTTGGTTTTCTTCTCGTCCGTTTCTATTCTATATGAGGAAACCAAAGAGGTTGGAAGTTTCTCCGTAACCACGGCCTCGTCTTGACCCAGTCCAGAAATCTGTTCGTCAAGGTTTTCCAATAACCTAAGAAGGGACTTCTTCCATCTTTCTAGATTTTCGTTAAGACGAAGATAGTCTTGCTTCTCAGAGGATAATACGTTTTTGACATCTTCTGAGACGATGCGGTCGAATTCTTGTTGATCCATTAGTTTTATTCCTTAGTTCCATGCTGGACAAATATTTTTATAGGCGCACCAATTGCACAGTGGGCCTGTCTGCGTAGAAAAATGGCCGCTTTCACATCCGGCCATGACTCCCTCCCAAGTTTGATCAATTAGTTTTAAAACCGTCTTTCGTCGCTTGGGTGTAGGGGCATACCTTTTTCTTTCTTTGAATTTCACATACATTATTTCAGCGTTATTAACTTCTAAATCATTCAAACGTTCAAGCATCTCTACATAAAGAACAATTTGAAAGATCTTATCACCCTCGTATTGAGGCTTAGAAACTTTTCCGCTTTTATAGTCCGTAACAGTTAATGATCCGTCCTCTTCCTCAGTCCAACGATCAATGAACCCCAAGAGAGGAACATCGTTGATGGAAGCAGAGAACTTGTCCTCTATCCCACGGATCTTGACATCTGGCGGGTTCTCCATGCCGAAAACGTTTTCGACACACCACCATGCCTGCCAGCGGAAGTCATTTAGGTTCTTGATCCGAACCGTACTGGTTTCTTCTATGAACTTATTTTCCCATAGTTCCCGAGCGATCCGCCTTGCCTCCGAAACTGTTCGATCTTCTGGATCCAGCGCATAGAACCCTTCCAGAATTTCGTGAACGAACGTTCCCAAAATCATTGCCTCTGAGGTGGGTTCCGGTATTCGATCTATGCGAGAAAATCTGAACCGAAGAGGGCATTGCTCGTAGGTTGTAATGCTGGAGGCCGATAAGTGGGTGGGCAGCGGCAATTGTGTCATTGCTCACGCTTCCGTTTCTCCTCCTTTTCTGACAGGTATTTCTCATATTCCTTTTGCCGCTCGTCCATGATCTGCTTGTGCGTAAAGGTGTCAGGTTGATGATCAATGCCCATCAGTAGGTTTCCTCCTCTTCTACATATTCGGCATCCAACGACAGTCGAATGACCTCTACTTGACATTTGGCGAACAGGTCGGAATCCATGTGTCGGTTGGGCTTACTCTCACCCGGAACGTTCTCAGCGAACCATGTACGGAATAGGTTTTTCTTGGCGTCGTCCAAAGATCGGAAATTTTCAGCAAAAACCTGCCAATGATCTCCCTCTATTGGATAAGACTCTTCCAACTCCAACGTCAAGGCTTCTTCGCTTCGTGCCAGATGCAAGGCAATGCCAAGACCTTGACACGCCTTCTTGAAGGCATCGCTGGTTGCAATCTTGAAATCGTTTCCAAGATCCATCACCCCGCCGCCCTTGAGCATCTTGATTTTGGTTCCGCCATATGCTTCCTTAACGGCAGTTACTCCATCGACAGAAGCGACAACCCGAACATGAGAAATCACATGCTCTTTGTATTCGGGCTGGACATGGCACTTAAGAACTTCGTAGTTCCATCCGCCCGTACCAAGCACCTTGTTCAACCGGGCGATGTATTCCGCCACGGCGACGTAGTCAAAGTTGCGCCCCCCAAGAGAGCGCTGATAAATAAGTGTCTCGTCAAACGGTTCTGCTAGTTGATCGGCTTGCGACTTCTCAGCCATTCTCATTACTCCTATAGATAAGGTTCGTATTCGGTTCTCCGACATCGCAATACTCGTCGGCATCAATTCCTAAATCACGCAAAGCCTGCACCCTCCAATAAGAGACGGCTCCGTATTGCAGCAACTCCTTGATCATCTGTCGGGGAGTTTTGGTTATCTCTCCAGTGTCCATGTCGATAGCGGTGTCAGAAATTCGTTGAGCGACCAGTTCCGCCAATTTGTCATGGTCCCACTTTTTGCGCGGCGCACCAGTTTTGGTTTCCATGTTGAACTGTTGAGCGTGAAACGGGCTTCGATCCCAATCGGAATCCAACAGGATTGTCTTGGCCTCTTCCTGCAAAGAAGCGATAATTTTTTTTGCCTCAGACAGTATGAACCCCAAATGCATCAAACGGTAAATTCGTTCCGGGTCTTCAGTCGTCTTCTCCAAGTGGACAGAGTCGTCCAACTTGTTTAGCATTTCCGAAAGTTCCTCTTGGATCCCCACGGGTTCCTCTCCTAGTAGTAGTTGAAAACAAGATAGCACAGTGGTGAGACAAGCGCAACCGGCGGGTGGGCGAACGATTTTTCGCGTTTTTACTAATGTACCTTTTAAGTAGTAATACTTAACAAGTAAGAGAATCGTTACTCTGGGAGCAGGAGGGCGAGAGTTCTTGGCCCTCCAAGCGGAGAGCCAAGATTTACTCCGGTCACAGTCGGACTGTCGTAAATGGCACCTTGCGCTTTGAACAGAAGCGGTCGGTCAGCGGGCATCCGCACTTCATCCGATTTCGTTCTGGTACTGGTGCTGACTGCTGCCGAGTTCCACCATGAAGTGTAGGTCAGTGCGCCCTACCACTGGGCGTGAAAATTCCAAGCCCCTCTAACGGGCGAACGACGCTGGTCAGGCGACGCCGGGGAACCGGAAGGCAGAACATATCCCCGTCGCTGGAAGATGTCAAGCCCTAGATAATAATTGACACCCGGCCACGCTGGCGATGACCCAGACCGGCCACCTCGTTGAAGCAAGAAGAGGTGGCATCTACCTGATCGTCGTGCCATGCCGCCTCTGGGAAGGTTGCCACTTCGTCAAGGAAGTCTGAAATGTATGGTCCTCTGACAAGCCTGACGTTTCCGTTGGCAACCGCAGCAGACAGAGGTTTGGCACGGGTAACTTTGTCGCCCGTGGAACGAATACCGATGAAGTCGATGCCGGGTAGGACGTAGCGGGCGTATTGGTCGATCAGGTTTTTGCCGCTGCTCCCCGGCTCCTGTTCCATCCGGACGGCGACATGAGGACCGTCCAGTTGGGCAGTCTGTGCGATTAGTTTTTCTATGTCCGCTCCGTTCTTCCTGCACCTCTGGATGTCGATGATGTAGAACACCCCTTGGTCGAATGCTCCAAGGACACCGACGGTCCAGTCGGGGTCCGGGTTCACATGGGATGGTTCGGTGGCAGCAAGATCCCAGAAGCGGCACCACTCAGGGTCCACGAAATCGGGAAGGTCGCTTGGCTCCATGATGACAAAGTTTTCACGGTCGAACAGGCTTCCTGAGGACACCGCCCACCAGTCGCCGTTTTCCAATCGTTGACGTTCGATGGGGTCGATTTCTTGCAGGGCACGCCGATACGACTCAGGGTCGATGCCGGGGTTGTCGTCTAGGAAACTGGGAACAAAGATTCGATCAGGACTTTTTTCTCCCTCTTCGATGAAACGTTGTCTTACCCAGTTAGGCGCAGGGTTGGATGCTGCACGCATTCTTAGTGGTACTTTAGAGAGTTCGCCAGAGTTCGGTTTACGCAACCGAGAGAAAAGGTAACGATAATCAAATTCACGAATTTCAGTTACTTCGTCCATTCCAATGAACTGGAATTCTGAAGACTTGTAACGAAGGTAGTCATTTTGATTGTTTAGATAACCGAAAGTGACTCTTGCACCAGATGGAAAGGTGGCTACATAGGTGGAGCCATTCCACCTGATCTCGTCGTACTCTTTAACCCACGAAAGAAATCTGTCCATGAGTGCGCCGGGAAGTGCGAGGTCGGCATATGTGCGTCGGAAAAGAATGGCGGAGTAGTCGGGAACGTCAACGTATTGGAGAGCAGCCATTAAAAGTGCAGAGGATTTTCCGCCACCAGCGGCTCCACCAAAGAGTCCTTCAAGGTGCCCAGCGCGCAAAAAGGTCTTTTGAGTCAGTGATGGGGTTTCTGGGCAAAAATGTGGTTCCTTCGGTTGAAGGAACTCATAGATGTCGGACCAATCTTTCATGATGGGTTATGATACCTTGAAACCTTTGTCTGAACGTGACAGGATATAAATGTGAGAAAGATTATCGCTTCTTTGGGACGTTCTAATATTGCTCATCTGTTCATGGTGTTGTCTGTAATACTATTGGGTTTAGGACTGGGTCAATTTCACATCGGCTGGGGGATTACGGCATGGGGACTTGGGCTAGGCATATACGGCTATCTGTTAGGTGCTGAATAAATATGGCTTGGAATAACAATAAGGCAATCCAACCTGACGGTAAAAAGGCTGTTTCTATCGGAGCGCCGGTTGCCTATAACGCCGGTCTTGTAGGCAAACCTTACACCGACGGTTGGGACATTGAGAGAGCCTATCGCGAAGGAGTAGCGAAAGTCACTTGGGTCTATCGTGCTATTGATGCTATCGCTAGTAATCAGGCGCGATTGCCTATCATGTTTCTTCGGGACAACTCTCCGTTTGGGGAGCGGGTGGAACGTGAAGATGAAAATGCGAGCGTTACGAAAATTCTGAACCAGCAATCTAATGATGGCGAGAACTCTTTCGCTTTTCGGTATCGGCTTTCTGCTCAGTTGTTGATGAGTACCCGTGGAGCGTTTATTGAGATCGTTCGTGGCCGCGGCGGTGACCCGGTGGCGTTACATTTGCTTCCTCCTCAGAACACGGCTCCGATCCCCCACGAAAAGAAGTTTGTATCGGCGTTTGAGGTTGAGTTGCCGAACGGCAAGAAACAAAATCTGAATCCGAAGAATGTTATTTGGATCCGTCGCCCACATCCATTGGATCCGTATCTGTCTATGACCCCAATGGAATCATCGGGTATTGCGATAGAAACTGAAACACTAGCAAAGTTGTATAATAGAAACTTTCTTTTGAATGACGGTCGGCCCGGTGGGCTGCTCGTCTTGCGAGGGCAGATTGATGATGACGACAAACAGGAACTCCAAGCCCGATTCCGAGGAAGCCTCTCAAGAGCAGGTGGTATCGGAGTTATTGCATCTGATGACGGCGCGGACTTTGTCGATACTGGTGCCTCCCCGCGTGACGCGGCGTATGAGGCTCTTAGACAGATTACGAAGGAAGAAATCCTCGCCTCCTTCGGAGTCCCCGAATCCGTAATCGGCAACGCGTCCGGTAGGACGTTTGCCAACGCCTCCGAAGAGGGGCGTGTGTTCTGGTCGGAGACAATGGACCCACATCTGGAACTGTTGTCTAGAGGACTAGATGTTTTGGATGACAACTACTATGTAACGTTTGACACTTCTACGGTGCCCATTTTGACTATGGGTAAGCAGGAACGTGATCGGTTCTATTTGACGGAGCATCAGCAGGGTTTGATCACCGCTAATGAGTATCGGGATAAAACTGGAAAAGAAAAGGTCGATTCCTATCTGGCGGATTCGATGTTGGCGAACCCGAACTTGGCTCCGATTGGAAACACCGAAGAGCCGATGACCAAGGAAGAGGCGATGGGCGGAGCGCAAGGTCCGGGCGGACCGATGCCTCCGGGCGCTGAGGGTATGCCGCCACCTGAAGGTGAGGCTCCTCCGGGCGAGGCTCCTCCGCCGGGTGCCGCTCCCCCGATTCCCGCACCCACGGAGGGTGTTCCTGAACCGGAACTACCTATTGGCGAGTTCCCGATGCCGAAAGAGGGAACACCGGAAGGAATCGAAGTTAAGCATTTTGAATTGGGTGGCGAGTGGGAAAACAAAGCCGCACAGGATGTGGATCGTTGGGAAGCCATTTTCGCCCGGTCGTTGGAACGCTATTTTCAGCGTCAAGAGCGAGTAATCACTGAGAAGATTTCCGGAGCCAAGGCCAAGCGCTTATTGGGCAGTGGCGATCTCACTGTTGACGCTATATGGGATGCTGATACTTGGAACAAGCAATTGCGGGAAGACATGGCTCCGGTTATTGAAGGGGCGATGCTGGAAGCAACGGCTACAGCGATGAAGGAATCTGATGAAAAGGTGGATCCTTCAGAGGAAGAGATTCAAAAGTATATTGAATCTCAGTTGGTGCGAACCGAAAAAGCAAATGAAACCACAAAGAAGGAACTTGCAGCAGCAATTTTGTTGGCAATGATGCTTTTGGGTGACGATGACGATTCGGCTCCGATTTCGGCAAAAGTTGCTTTGTTGGCGACTTCTGTGGCGGCAGTATTTGTTGCGTTGCAGACGAAACGCTTGAAGCGGATTGCGGAGGTTGAGAGTAACGGCGCGTATAATGCTGGTCTGTATTTTGGTGGTCGCCGTGCTGGGGCTGCTACTAAGACTTGGTTGACTCGCAAGGATGACAAAGTTCGTACTGGTCATGCGGTGATTGAAAGTCAGACCATTCCTATTGGGGATAGTTTTAAAAAGGGTGTGACTTTGAGGTTCCCCGGTGATCCTTTGGCTCCGCCGTCCCTGACAATCAATTGTCGGTGCTTGTTAAAATTCGGGGATTAAGGGTTTTAGTAAACTACTTTTAGTAAACTTGCCATTTCAGATTATGGTGTGGTTGTATACTCCGGACAGTTCATCTATCTGGAGTCACCATGCCTACATTGACTGTTATAGAAGATACAGATATTCAGTTTAAAACCCGTGCTGGTCAGGTCAATATTGACAAAGCACAGGGCATTGTTGAATGTTTTGTCGCCGCGATTGGGAACAAGGATTCCGTGGGCGACATCATTATTCCGGGGGCGTTCAGTGGCTCATTGAAACGTCGCAAGCCGCGTGTGGTTTGGGGACATAACTGGAATGAGCCAATCGGCAAAGTGTTGACGATTGAAGAGGTCAAGCCCAAGGACAGTCGGCTTCCGAAGAAGATGTTCGATGCTGGAGTAGGTGGCCTGTATGCACGGGTTCAGTTCAATTTGAACTCCCAGCGTGGCAAGGAAGCCTTTGCCAATGTTGCCTTTTTTGGCGATGAGCAGGAGTGGAGCATCGGCTACAAGACAATTGATGCCGATTATGACTCCACTCATCAGGCAAACGTTCTGAAAGAGGTGGAACTGTACGAGGTTTCGCCCGTCCTCCATGGAGCAAACCAGTTGACCGGCACGCTGTCCGTGAAGGACAACGAGGCGTCCGAGTGTGGCACAGAGGGGGAGTTGTGTACCGTCAAGAATTTGGCAGCGGATGAGGTTGAAGAAAAGGTCGATGAAGTCGATGAAGAGGTAACCGTATTTGCGTCATTGCTTGAGACGGCGGTTAAGGGATCCTTCGATGACGAAGATGTCAAGTTGTGGGACTTTGACGCGGAGCAGGCTGCCGTCACTAAGGGTGACGAAGCGTGGGTTGTGAGTTACCACTACAACAAGGACAGTTCCGAGTTTCTGTTCGCTCAGCCCAAGGCTGCGGTTTTGGAAACTTTCGTTCGCGTGCTGGAGGAAACGGCATGTGGCTGCGAAAAGGAGGAAACGGCATGTGGCTGCGAAAAGGTAGACGGATCGTGCGGCTGCACCCACGAAGAAAAGTCCTTAGAGGAAGATGTTGAGGTCAAGGCTGGTCGCAAGATTTCTTCTAGGAACATTCAAAAAATCTCTAACGCTATTGAAATTCTTCAGAGTGTTTGTAACGAGGTAATGCCATCTGAGGGTCCGTTGGAGCGGAAAGAACCTGTTGAACAAAAGGTTTTGATTCCGGGCACCTATTCAAATTACGAGGAGTCCATTCCGTTTGAGTGCGCTACGGAAGAAGAGATTGCTGATGTCGTAGAGGCATTGGTGAAAGTTGGGGTTCCAGTTCAATGTCCAACCCCAGAATCTGTTGCCTTGGGTTACAAGACCGTAGAGGTCTTGATGCCTGAAGGCGAAAATGAAAAAAAGAGCGTTGCCCGAATCATGGGTAAGGCTTTGCTACATATCGACTGGTTAGTTAACGAGCCTTCCCAATAGGAGTCCAAAATGGCTAAAAACGATAAAGAAACAGAAGCAGTGGAGCCTGAAGAGAAGACTCTTGAGGACGAACTATCTGCTCTAGAAGAGGTAGCAGCCTCTTTGACGGAAACCAAGTCGGGTGATCATCCCGAAGAGGACTGTGACGACGAGGATTGTGAAGAGCATGGAACCAAGGCTGCCACCATCACCGGTCATCCTTACGACATGGTCGTGGTCGATGACGACGATCAGGAGGATGACGCCGAGGGCTTGTTGAAGCCTCCGGGTGGCGTTGAACAGGCCAAAGAGATGGGTCCGAAAAAGCGGGTTGTCGTTGTTGAGATGGATCCGGAACAGATCACTGACGACATGAAGGCTTATGTCGTTGAGGTTCCTGACGAAGATGACGAGTATCCCAAGGCGCATGTTCCGGACCACGAAGAAGAGGGTCCAGAATTGCGCCGTCGTCCGATCTCACCCATGCAGGCTGTACCAACGGAGGCAGTGCCTAACACTTCTCCGATGACGCCTGTTGGTGCTGGTGCTGTCGGTCCGCCGTTTGTTCCTGAAGAGGATGATGACGATCTCAAGGGCTATGGCAAGCCGGGTAAGGGCCGACTGGCCCGCTTGATGGCATTGGCTAATGGCGAAGATCCGGACGCTGAGGAAGAGGAGGACGATGACGAAAAGAACATGGTTCCTGCTCTCCCGACGGCTGTTCTGATTGGCAAAGAAGATGATGCAAACACCAATGGTATGGAAAAGCGTTTGGAGCGCATGGGCGTCAAATCTCTAGGCAATTTTGACTTCATGTGTGCCATTGAGCGGACCATCCGAAGCGGTGATGTGTGTAACTTCTGCCGCGGTGGGTGTGCCAGTGAGAAGGGTTTGCCCGGATTGCTGGAGATTGAGGTTTCTGCCGAAGCCGAGTTTGGTGGCGAGGTTGTTGACTCCGGATATGCGCCTAAGGACGACATGTTCGTTCTGGATTTGAAGACCGCAGACGGTTACAAAGAGGCGTACTACGCAGGCAACGGAACCCGATTGGGTTGGATCGCCTTGGACGAGGGCTTGAGCGTAAAGAGTCTTGAAGACGAAGGTGCTTCAAACCCGTTGATCGTTTCATTTGAGGAAGCCGAAATGACGGCTCTCAAGTATGTCAATGGAAAGTCATACGGAGTGGATGTTGACTTGTTCCACGGCGAAGACGCTTACGTCGTTGAGATTGACGGTGTAGACGGCAAGTCATATGACGTTTATGTGTCGATTGATGGGAAGGTTCTTGGAACCGACATGATCGAACTTACCGATGATGAGCAGGACGACCTCACCGAACTGCGTCGGGAAAAGGATGCTTTGGAAGCCGAGTTGGCTCTCAAGTCCAATTATGAAGGCGAGGCGTTGCAGGGTCTTGTAGAGGAAGGCGCTGCGCTAGAAGATGGATCTTTCCCGATTGTGGATGCCAACGATCTTGAACTTGCAGTCAAGGCTGCCTACAGGCACGTTGAGGCGAAGTCTCATATTGAGCGTCGTGCAGAAGAATTGGAACGAACAGACATCATTCCTTCTGAATGGGTCGAAACGAAGCAAGCAGAAACAGATGAGTTCATGGCTTCCTTGATGGAACTTCAGATGTTGGAAATTGACTCTGACGAATCGACAACAGAATAGGTAAATGTCATGGACAAGAAAAGTTATTTTGATCCCAACTTGGGACGGGTTGTGCATGTGGGAGAAGAGCCAGAGGCTCCTGCTCCCGCTCCTGAGGCTGCGGCCACGGGCGAACGGGCGCGGACAGCGAAGGGCCATTTCGTTAAAGATGACGAAAGCACCCCTGATGTGAATGAAGCGTATAAGGACGGGAAGACCCCCAAGAAAAAGGGCAAATCGAACAAGTAAATCACCTTAGGGAGTGCTATGAGTGATAAGCCTCTTGAGGTCAAAGGGCCGCAGGACTTAATCGACGTAATCCCGCAGGAGAGAATTACCGGCGATATTTTGCGTGGTCATGGACCGCGTAGAGGTGGGTTGGAACACCTGCTCAAATTCTGGCGACCGATTATGCGGAAGCCGGGTGGTTTTCGGCGGTGCATTGTCATTCTTGCGAATCATCCAGAGTTGTATCCGCTCCAACCGTTGTGCGCGTGGTTGCACCATGAAACAACTGGCAAGTGGCCGAATGAAGGCAACCATCACGGTGGTGGTGGGGCGGCGCGGGCAGCAGGCCGGGTGGCCCGTCGCGCTATCCCCGGCAAGCGTCGTCGCCGTCGTGGCAAAAGCGAAGACGGGGTGGAGATAGCAAGTTGGAGGGTGTACCGCCGAGTGGCCCGCATGGACGGAGGTATCACGACTCGTCCTATTGATGGGGATCAAAATGCTGTCGCCTATAAGGCGGCACGGTTTGTGCAGGGTCTGCAATCGGTTCCAATGCCGGGTTCGTTCGACTGGACTAAACAACCAATTGAGGTAAAGGGCCGTGGTCACGGTCGCCTTGGGCGGACGCTTTCAAGTATCGCTTCTTATTTTACACCGGGCGATATGAGCAAATATCGCAGTCCGATCCGCTCCGCCCTGTGGGGGGCTTTGTTCCCCGGCGGTGGAGGTATTGGACCGAGTGGTGGCATTGGTGGTGGTGGCGCTAGGCCGTCTATTGGCGGTGGGGCGCTGCGTTGTCCCACGGGGTACATCAACGGTGGCAGGTTCACTGATCCCAAGTTGAGCAACTGTGGTGGTTTGGTGTTTGACGTTCCGGCAAAGGGGCCGGGAGCGGTCACATCAGGTGATGTTTCCAAGATGACTCGTCGTTTTGAAAGCATTACGGCAGAGGACGTTCCAGATGTGGTTCGTGATGTGGTTGTCAAGAAGCCTAAGGGCGATCCTTTCGCCGTTGTACGCGAAGCGGCGATTCGTCCTAATCGTGCAGGTAGCCCTGCCCGCCGCGAGTCTGTTGTAAATGATGTTGTTGATTTTGTTGGCAAGAATGTTGGAACCACTCGTTTGGTTCGGCGTGACGGTGTGGTGTATGAACCCACGCTGACTCCAGAAGAACTAGTGAAGATGAAGGATCATGACGCGATCAAGGGTGCCGTGTATGTGACTTCAAAGATCGGGAAGGGTGCAATCGCAGGAGACGAGATACGCCTATTGAGCAAGGGTGTTGAGGCTATTGAGTATGCGTTCGGTCAGGGTTCTGTCCGGGTGGAACGCAAGACGGACATTCCGGTTGGGGTTGGAGCAAAGATGCGTACCCGCTGGGCGTCTATTTCTAGGGATCCCGACATCATCATCAATCCGTTTGCCCATGTTGAAAAGTTCGTTCAAGAATTTCCAGAGTTTGTGGAAATCAAACCAAAGTTTGACGGTGTCAAAAAGCCGAACGAGCGCGTTGTCGTTACTTCTAGTGATGGTCAGAAGCGTGTGGTTTCAAGATGGATTCATCACATGTTTCTGTCACCTCGCGCTCCTCGTCGTCTGGCGGGCGTCAAGCCTTACAACATTGCAAAAGAATCTGGAACTAAAACTCTGCGTGAGCAACGGTTCAACCGTGAGCAGTATGCAGTGTTTTCTGTGGAGAAAAAGAATCTGGCGTTGAGGCCGGATCTTTCCGATCAGTTCGGAAAGCCGAGTTTGGCAGACCTTCGGATTAGCGACACCGATGGTATGAGCAGAGATTCGCTAGTTGATCTAAAGGCAGCCCGGTTTGTATTAGCCCAACTTGATGAAGATATGGCAGTCAAGGTGTTTGGTCGCCGTCGGATGCGTGGCGTGCGTCTGTCTCGCTTTGCCCGCCGGATTCCCAAGGTTGTTCCTTACAACCCACGGGCACGGGATGCTGATGGTGATGGTCTGGTTCAGGAAGGAACTATCTGGGAGCGACCGTCGGGAACTATTTTCCGTGGTTTGAAGGCTGGCGCTAGGAAACTGGCTGGTTCTGTTCAACTTGTTGATGGAAATGGCAAGAATGTTGATTACAAGCCGGGTGAAAACCAGCGTTCTCCGCTTCGGACTTCCCGCTTTGATCCTCTGAAGCGTCGTTTGGCGGGAGCGTCTGAACGTTTTGGTGGACGACGCGAACAGGGCATTCGTCGCAGGGATCAGGAGTTGGATGCTACAGCCGACTTCACTGAGGTCGAATTGCGGCGTCAGGCACGAAAGGCACGCAGGCAGCGGGCACTTGCAAGGATTAGACAGAGGGGGGCTGGTGTCCGTGAGCGTCGGACAGCGCGAATGGAGCGTGGCGCTGAGCGAGATGAGGCTGCCGCAGGGAGACATACTGAACGGGCTAGGGAACTGACTAGTCAACGACGCGACCGTGACGAGTTCGATAGGTCACGGCGGGATATGCGCGGTAGGCAGCGTGCTGAACGAGAAGAACTTGATCGGCGTTCTCCGCGTCGTGAACGCAGGACGCAGCGTCGTGATGAACGCCGTCGGAGGATGCAGGAGAGACTTACTGAATTTGGGGAGCGGAACGAGGAGGCCATCCGTCGTCGTGACCGTGAGGAGGGGGCGAGGGTTGACTTCGGGAGGCGTCGTCCAAGTATTGCGGAGCGTGCTGCTGCCGCGGCTGAACGCTTCCGTGAACGCAGAGAAGAAGGTATCCGTGCCGAAGATCGTCGTCGTGGCGCTAGGGCAGATTTTGGGAAGTTGGATCGGGAACGTGAGAGTCGTCGCAGGGATCGTCGCGGCCCAACGAGGAGGAGCGAGAGGACTCCGGGGGAGCAGCGCGGTCGGGCGGCTGGCGCAGCAGACAGGCTCAGGGAGCGTAACGAGGAAGCGATTCGTCGTCGGGATCGTGAACAAGGTGCGCGAGCCGACTTTGGCATTTTGGAACGCGAGCGTGAAGCCAGACGACAGCGACGCGCTGAGCGTGGCGCGCAGCGTGGCCGTGGTTTGGCAGAGGCAACTGAAAGGTTTAGGGAGCGGAACGAGGAAGCAATTCGTCGTAGGGACCGGCGAGAAGGAGCGCGAGCCGACTTCCAGATTTTGGAACGTGAACGTAAAGCCCGTGCGGATGCCCGTGTTAAGCGAGAATTGGATCGACAAGCGGTTCGTGATCAGCGTCGGGAACGGATTCGTCGCCGGGTTGAAACGTTCGGAGAGCGCCAAGAAGCAGCGATCAGGCTGAGGGATCGGGAGGAAGGAGCGCGAGCCGATTTCACTGAGATCGAATTGCGGCGCGAGATGCGGCGTCAACGGGTCCGTGATTTTGCCCGTCGGGTCAGAGAAATCAATGCTGATAGGACTCCTGAAACCCGCGAGGTGGGCAGGAAAGCGGCAAGGGCTAGGAACGACCGGTCGGCAGGGGTGTCTAGAAGGTTCGATGAAATCCGTGTTAGGCAGGAATCGTTGCGTGGGATGCCGAGTTCCGATAGATACTACGAACCGGATGATGATCCAGAGTTCCAGCGTGACTTTGAGCGCACTTTGGAACGCTTCTATGTAGATATGCAAGATTACACGCTTGTAGATCTTGGCGACGCGCTTTCAAATGCTGGTAACCGTCAATTGGAGGAGGCTTTCGACTGGGAAGACCCGGAAGTTGACGCACGACTTGAGACGCCGATCAGGGACTTTCCTGAAGATTGGAAAGCAACAATTAGGGGTATTGTCGAAAACTCCTTCTATGACGACCCCGAAGCGCTTATGGGTCAACGTCGGTCACGAAGAAATATGTTTGGGCAAACGCTCCAGAGTCTGGGGAGCGACAAGGAGCCTGTTATTAGTTGGACAGCGAGGATTGAGGAGATCGACGCTCTTATTACAGAGTTGAACGATGTGTTCTTCGACAAGTATTGGGATTTGGATGCGGACGGGTACAACATTACGTCTGGCGTTTATATGGATAGCCGATTCGGGGATCGGATATCTCAGGGTGGCGGGAATGCAGTCGGGCGCAAATATGACGAATTGATTGCTGAACGTGAAGCACTTTTCGATAAGCGTTGGATGTTGACCGATGAGGAGGAAGCGAGGATTTATGAAATTAGTGGTGAAATCGAAGCGTTATATGCAGAGACAGACTGGATGGGCGTATCAGATGTACATCGTGAACGGTTTGAGGCGATACGAGCGAGGCTTGATGAACTAGATCGACCGATAGTGTTGGATAGAGGGATGATTCAGGGGATGCCCTCTGTCAATGAGATGGTTCGATCTGAAGAGATTTTTGAGAGGGCGAAGGAGCGGCGTGAACGTTTGAGGGACATTCGGAGACGAGTCAAAGCGGGCGAAGAAGTAGATCCAGCAGAAATATTTAATGAACCGGTTCGGGGTGTTCCCGTTGTCAACGAATGGCAGGAATCACTAGAGGACAGGATAAGTGGAATTTCTGCACAGGAGCGCGTGAAGGCTAGGCGTGAACGTTTGGAGGCCATTCGGGAACGTCGCATTGCGGAGGCAAAAGCCAGAGATGCAGACTTCGATCCAGATGATATTGATCCAGACGAATGGCATGACGAAGGCTCTCCGGCGGGTGGCATATTTGATTTGGATCAGCAGATTCGGGGGATGCCTTCTGTCGAAGAGATGGTTCGGGCTGAAGAGATGCATGAGAGGGCAATGGCGCGGCGTGAACGTTTGAGGGACATTCGGAAACGAAAGGAAGCGGAGGCTAGAGAAGTTAGGGATGCTGGTGTATCGCCTGCGCTTGTCGGTCAGCCGATACAGAACTTGGTGCCGACGCCAAACGATTCGGATCTTCCCGGTGAAGATGTTCTGATTCGGTATCGGCAGGGCGATGAGGTCAAGATTGGAAACCGCTGGGGCACGGTGGTTCGCAGCGATCCGGGTGGCGGTGGTCGCGGACCCTTCTATGTAGTCCAATTTGAAGATGGACATAGCGAATCTTTCCCCATGTATCGGGTGACGGGGGATTCGGACTTGAGGCGCAAGCGTCGTGCTGAAGGAGTTGAACGACACTTTTACCCAGATGGGGCGATACCAGTTGAAGATTTCACTTCACAGGGACTAATTGACGAAATGGCGATGATTAAGGAAAGGTGGGATGGCGCAGATGTCATCCCAGTCGAAGACATGATTCGTTTCGACAACCTGCAAATTGCGTGGCATGAGAAGAATCCCGGCAAGGATTTAGGATCGGTTCGCAATAGTCGGGGTTATCCCGTTGATGTTGAGTCTGTTGAATATGGTGATGGAACGAGGGCTGATTTCGGTAGCAGCGGTGTAGGTGGCGACCTGAACTCCCAAATGGTTCGGGGGATGCCTTCGGTAGAACGAATCTTGAGTGCGCCTCCCGACAGGTTCGATCCAGAGATTGATATTGATCCTGACACATACCACGATGATCCGCTTCGTCCGGGTCGGGATGAGCGGATTGTTAGGAGTTTGTCTGCTGCGGTAGATAAGTGGTTGGGCGAAGATTATTTTGATGCTTTTGAAGATCATGAACTTGAAAAAGCAATGAGTGATGCCATATTGCTGATTAGGGCAAAGAATGGTGGAGATCTCAAGTTTGCTGACTTCATTGAACCTAGTGCAAATTGGCCGGAAGGCTTCCTACATGCCGAACTTGGGGCAGAGGAAATGTTCACTAGGGAAGGAATTGAAAAGGGATTGCTGGCTGGCGTGTATGACGGCGACATTCCTGAGGGAGTTTTGCTTGAACTGCAAAATGATCATGGTTGGAATCGTGATCCGGTTGAACGAGTTTCGGCCATAGTTGAGGCCATGTTGTTTCATCGTGAAGATATGGACAACCCGGAAGTTTTCCAAGAGAACTTGACGGCGATGTTGGACAATCTTTCGGTATGGGACGGCATGATGAACCGTTACGAACTAAACAAGTTGAATAATAGGGATCGTGATAGAGAGCCGTGGCATGGTCGTCAACGCAAGATTCTTGTGAAGTTGACTCAACGATTTTTGAGTGATCGGAAGTCGGAAAACGAACGGCGACGCAAGGCTCTTACCGCACCGTTGGAAGATGCGTCGATGGAAAGAAGGTTTGATCCGGTTCCGGGTGAAGGCGAAGTAGATGTGCCCGAAGATGAACAAACGTTCTTGCAGAAGATTGTTGACAGGATTTGGAACAAGCGGCTCAAGGTTGTGAAAAAGGAATATGAGCGTCGCGGCAAGCCGCCGGAGACGATGCCTCGTTCCTTTGAAGAGTTGGGTATCAATGTAGATGAGATTTTGGCTAGGGGTAGTACGACTCCAGAAGAAGATGAAATTATCAAGAAGTGGGTTATTTCAGCGTTTTCGTTGGGTGATGCCAATCAGTTTGCTGGAACAGATAGTTTCATGTGGCGGCTGCGAAACCAGTGGGGGAATGATGATGATGACATACCGAATATAACTATTCAGCAGACTGGGGGACAGATCACTGCCAGTTTTAATGCTTCTATCGAATTTAAAGCCCCTAGAGACATTGAGGATCGCAATGGTCAAACAGTAAAGGGCGGCGAATGGGTTGCGAGCGGTAACACTGATCGGGTTATTACGATCAACAGAAGCAGGGGAGGTAATCCGCCAAAGATTCATGTTAAGAATAGTGAAATGTTTGTTGATACATACTCAACATACGGTGTTAGAGGAAAAGGTTTCGCAACCTTCTATAACAGCAATACTTGGATACATGTCAACCAGTTGGGTGGACCTGATTCATATATTGGTGTTACTGCTGCTGATGATGGAAAGGTGGTTTGGGGTATACAGGGATTCAATGACCCTACTGTGGTTAAAACAGCGATGTCTAACATCCTCAAAGAATTGATTGCCTATGAGACGGATCGTAAGCCCGGTTTGATTCGCAATGATCAAATGCACGAAGACTTGAAGAGGCTTTACAACATTCATTCCGCCAATGAAAACGACTCTCCTGTCACTCTTCAAATGATTCATCATGTTTTACGAGGGGGCGGCAAACATCCTTGGGAAGACATTGCACATACTGATGATCGTCCTTCTGGTATTAGCACAGATGTGTTGTCTAGAGACAAGGATATTGATGCTATTGAAAAAGATCTATCCAAGAAGATTAACAAAGACGATCCCCTAGAAGCCGGGATGCTTAAAAACGCTTATGGCAATTGGTGGGCATCGAATGGACTCTTCGGCGGTGGAGATTTAGGTGTCGGGTCGGACGATCCTATCGGCAAGATTATGGCGGAGGCTGCTGATGAAATTAGGGGTGGTCCGCCGGATGCTGATGTTGATACGCCGGATTCTCCACGACGACGGGATCGGGCAGCGGAGCGTAGGGCGAGAGGCAGAGGAGAGGAAGGACCAGCAGAAGTTCCTTTGTATAGGGGATTGAGGAGGGGGCGGTCGAACTTGACGATTGGCACTTCAGACGAACTGGGTCGTTCTGGGTTGGTTTCAACTTCGATGGAAGATAGCGACATCAAAACGCCCGCAGCCGCTGCTGAACATATTCGTAATGGAGGAAATATCTCTGATGTTCCTCGCGAGTTGATTCTGGAAGCAGCGTTGAAAAATTCCAGCGGAGACGAAAAAGACGAGTCAAAACTTTTCAGACTGGTGACCGTTGACGAAGATGGCAATCCCGGCGCGAACGTCAGTGGTGGCACTTTTGGTACATCGTATGTTTTCCTTAAGAGGGATCCAGACGGCAGGTCCGATAGTGAGCCGGGGACGGAACAAGGATTTATTATCAAAAGCCCGGACTATGCATTTGAAACGCCCGGAAGCGACGGGGGAGGCATTGCAAATGTCAGCCAATACAACGAGATTATTGGACGACAGATAAGTCAATTGCTTGGAGATCCGACCGGTGGCGTGATGGTAGATGGAGAAGACCCACGGGGTAATCCTTATATCGTTATGGAGTTCAATAATGTAACTGCGGATATCGGACTTGAAATCCCTCTAGCACATATGAGTTTTGAGGAGCGCAACGAACCGGAAATGTTGAAGTCTCGCCTTAGGGCTTTACTGATCGGTTACAGCATGGGTCTGGGAGATAGGCACGGCGGCAACTTGTTGGTTGGTCAGAGCGAATACACGGGCGGAACAAACCAGACAGGCGTGACCAATATCGACTTCCAGCGGGCTTGGGGAGCGACAACAGATCTTCGTGGTTACATAGATGGGCATATGGCTGAAGGCAGCGGTTTCCCCGGATTTGGATTGCTTAGTGAATTGCGACAGGCGGTTAGGGAGGGCAAGTTGAGCGAATCAGAGTTGGGGGGAGTAGTTCAGGAAGTCCATGATCAGATGAGAAACATCAAAGATGTTCACTTGGAAAGAATCTTTGGGGATCTTCCCGAAGTCCACGCTTTGGGTGGGCGAGACATGTCAACTATGGGTGCTGCTCGTCGTGGGCCGGACGATGTGGAGACTCACGCGACGAACGTTAGCAACCATCTGGAGATGACATTAGCCACCCTTTCCGGTGGAGAAATGCTAGTGATGGAACTTTTGGAAAATGATGAAGATGAAGAACCATGGTATGGGGAAGGGCAGCGGACGTTCTAATGGCTAAATTTTTAATCACTCCTTACCAACATTCAGTTAAGCCTGCGATTATTGTTGAGAACAACGATAATCATTTTGATATTGGCGGGAATGAACGAATGGCAGCACAACTAGTTGAAGCCATGGATAGTTATGACGTTGATGAAGAAAAAAGATTGGCTGCTTTGATTCATGGTTCTACGGGCATCATGAGGTCGCATAAACTAGGAGACACAGATAATCCAGATGATAGAAAGATACTCAACGAGTATAAAAAAAAGTGGATGAATAGCGATGGGTAATGTAAGTGCAGAGACGATTGGCAAGATGCAGAACTACATAGAGGCGCGCAATACGCCGGAGCGGTTGGGCATTGTCGAAATGGTGTCTCAGTATGTTCTATCCGATCTTCCTCCAGAAGAAGATAAAGAAGAGGCTTTGATTCTGTCGCGCTATCACCTGTCTACGGATAGGGGAACAGAAGATTTGAAAGCGTTGTATCCGGATGCTGTCAGTTGGATGGAGGAAGGCAATTCATGAGATATCCGGAATACCGTCTGAACGAGGTCGGTTTTCGCGCTCGTTTATATGATGTAAACCATATCCCTCTTGAAAAAGGGATAGGGAGCATAATCAGACGCGTTCCGAAGGTGGTTCCGTATGACAACGATGCCCGTGATGCTGATGGCGATGGTCTAGTTCAAGAGGGGACAATCTGGGAGCGTCCTGCTGGTACCCGTTGGGTGAGCAAGTTGGGTAGCGCTCTTTCTTCTGGCTTGCGTGCCATTCCGGGTAACTCCAAGATTGTGGATAAAGACGGCAACGATGTTGATTACAAGCCCGGAGATAAAGCACAGGGTGGACGGGCGAAACTTCGTGGTCTGTTGGCTCGTCGCCGGTTGCGTCGGGCAGGTAAACGTCGGCGTCGTGCAGCGGAAAGGCGCGAAGAGGACAGGGAGCGTAAGGCTCCTGAAGAATACGACAAGTTAATTGAAACTTTGGAAAACGCCGCTAATGCTGCAAGTCAAGAGCGGCTGATCGAAGCAGAGAAGCAGCGCGGCGATGCGCCGATGGACGGACCTTTCCGTTCATTCTGGGACACGTTCATGGAAGCGTTCACGGGCATGAAGGGGGGGAGGGAGGATCGCAATTCCCGTGACAAGGCGCGTGGTAGGAGCGCTATTCGCAAGGCTCTTCAGATGGAGGGAAACCGGCGGACGGCTGGCGACGAGAACGGTAATGAGCCTGATCATGACAGGGAAAAGGAGTTCGATGAGGAGGCATTAGACGGTAAGGGTGTGATGCCTTCTGCGATTGAAGAGCATCACAGGAAACTTAGAGAGGATCCTGAGTATCGCAAGCGGTGGAATCGTGCGTTGCGTGAGGGCAAGGTAGATCAGTTTATTGAGAAGGAAGGTTTGAGGCCGATTCCCGATGGCGGGGATCGCGATCCCGACCGACCCCGACCCCGAATTGATCCCAAGCCACCAACGGATGCTCCAGAGGCCGGGAAGCCGTTGACTGATTTGACCGACGACGAGTTACAGGCTCGGATTGAGGCATTGCAAGACATCAATGATGACATGTCTCTGGATGATTTGTCACCGGCACATCAGGCGGAGTTGGATGCGCTGTATGAGGAGCGTAATAACCGTTGGCTGCGGGGCGAGGGTCCGCGACCCCGCCGCCCAGAGCCGGATGATCCAGAGGCAGATGTTGAACCGGGGTTTGAATTACCCGATGAGGTAATCGAAAGCATTGAACATTACAGGGATACCGTACTGCCAGAATTGAGTGATCAAGACTTGGCTCAAGAACTTGCTGAACTGCGAGAAGCGCTGAACGCTGATGATTTGGAGGACAGGTTCCCAAGAAATGATGGGCCTGAACGGTTTGCTTTGGCGTTGCAGGAGCATCGTCGTCGTCTTGTTCAGCAAAGGGAAGAGCGGAACAGCCCGGAAGCGATGATCGCCCTCGCTGACGCTGTATCTGAAGAGGATTTAGACCAAGCGGTTGGGGGCGTACTGCCCCTACATCTTTACCCGCGGGACATGGTGGACAACCCACGTTCGGAAGAGGCGGTGAAGGCTTTCAATGAGAGGATTCGTGAGCGTCTTGCGGAAAGGGATGAGGCTAGGGCGGCACGGGGTCTTCGTTGGAGTGACGAACGAATAACAGGTGCGTCCGATGAGGAATTGCAACGTCGTCGTGCAGAACTGGTTGCTTTGGATCCAGTTGGCAACGATTCGGCAATTAGGACAGAACTTGAACGGCTGGAGAGCGAACGGATTAGGCGTGAAGTATTAGCGGGGATGCAGAGAGATCTAGATGAATATGAAGAATCTGACGACGATCTTCCGGGCGATGCGTTCTTCGATAACGAGGGTTGGATTGAAGGCGACTTCGCTTGGGACGATGATGCTATTGACGCCGCGATCAATGTTGCTCTTGCTACTGACGATACGAGGACTATAGAAGGAATAGAACGCTCGCTTCAAAGGTATAAGTACGATATGACTACGAGCGAGTGGCGTGGCGCTAAGGGTCGTCGGCATCGGGAAATTCAAGCGATTTTGGATCGTAGGCGTGAGGAGAGGGAGCGTCCGACTAGGACGGTGCCGCCAAGGGACGTTGATCCCTATGGAGATGACGAATTCGGGTTTATGAGCGATGAAGATCTTCAACGCCATATAGATGATCTTGAGAATATTGAGGATCGCTCCCCGGATCAGGAGGCGCGTTTAGAGGCTTTGGGTAATGAGTATGACGAACGGTTTGGAACAGAAGCAGATGTTGAAGACATGGAGCGCGAGGAGCGGTTGGAATGGTACGAGACTGATCCTGCAAGTCTTTCCGATGAGGAACTTCAAACTGAAATCAATGAACTGAATTCTGAATCGGATTTGGACGACGATGCAATGGCGTGGTTGACCAAACTTTCTGAGGAGGATGACAGGCGGCAGAAAGCCCGAAATGAACAAGAGGATCAAGAAGCGGCAGAAGCGGAAGCGGCGGAGGAAGCCCGTCAGGCTGAACTAATTGAAGAGCAGCGAGATCCACGGGATATGACTCCTGAGGAAATGGCTGAAGAAATCAACGCCATTAACGAGGCTGATGAAGATGAGTTAAATGAGCATTGGGGTTCGTCTGAAGCGGCGATGGATCGTTACAACGTTTTGCAGGATGCGCTTAGTGAGCGCGAAGAGCAGGATGCTAGAGATCGTGATCAGGAAGAGATTGAGGATCGTATTGCTGAGCAGGATGATCCTACGGAGATGCGGGATGAGGACATCGGTGAAGAGATGTCTGAACTGTTTGATATTTCCGAAGATGAAGATTACAACGAGGAAGCGCGGGCACAGGCTAGGCAGCGATGGGAGTTGTTGGCAGCCGAACAGGACAGGCGTGAACGGGAAAGAGAACAGGATGAACGGGATCTGTCGGATGCGTTAGACGAGCGGCAGGCTGAAGAGGATGCTGAGGAGGATCGCATCCGTGAAGCGGAAGAACGAGAAGCCGAAGAGGCAGCCGAAGCCGAAGCAGCCCGAGAAGCGGAGATAGAAGCCGAAGAACGTCAGGTTCGTGTCGATGAACATGAGAACAATCCTCCGAGCAGTCTTTCTGAAGAAGATCTTGCTAATGAGATAGCCGAACTTAGTGATTCGGAAATCATGGATGATCTTGATAGGGATCGTTTGAATGATCTTGAAGCCGAAGTTGAACGTCGTATGGAAGCGGCGGCTAGGCGTGAAGATTCCAATAGGGGTGAACGTAGTAGAAGCCTGAGGTTCCGCGATGATGAAAGTCTTCAGGAAGAACTAGACGAGTTGATGGAGGATCCTGACGCCGATGAGGCTCGTATGGATGCGCTTGAAGCCGAATTGGATCGTCGGGAAACGCAACGGAGTCGGCGCACAAGGGAACGTACCCGTGAACGCACAGACGAGTTGGAAGCGGCGGAACAGCGCGAGTATGAAGGAGAGGGAGAAGATGACGAAGAAATTCTCCTGCCGGAAGTAGAGCCTGATTATTCCGACGAGGACGAAGAGGATGCTGGAGGCCCAACGGATGGGGATTTGATTGATCCTTACGCGGAGATGGAAAGGGATATGACGACTCCGCCTCCGGACGAAGAAGATGAAGAAGATGATATTGATGAGTCTGGCGCGAGGCCAATTCCGGAAGAGGACGAGACACCGGACCGAACCGGTATGCCCGATGAAGGTGGTTCGGGTCCGAATGGCGAGTGGACGGATGCGGATGAGGCGGCAGATCCAGCCGATGATCGTTTCGCTGAGTTGGAAGACAAACTGGATAGTTTGGATTGGAACATACATGCAGCGATGGCTGCCGGTGATGACGAACAAGTTTTGGGCTACTTGCTCAGACGGGAAGAATTGTTAGAGGACGACGGCGGTTTGATCGGAACTCACCGTGAAATTATGAGGCATGAGCATGATGCTGAAATCTTGCGGTATCTGACCGAACATGAATATAAGGATGGAGCGAAGGCGAGGGAAGACGGGGGTCCATCCCATGAGCATTATGAAAATAATCAAAAGTATTTGAATGTGTACGCGGAGGCCCAGAAACGTGGCTTGTTAGATCCCGATCCTGATCCGGTTGATGATTCGCCGGAGGCGGATCTTCCTGACCCTTTAGAGGGTAAGACCCCGGAGGTCGCTGAGGCAGAGGAAGCCATAAGGCGGGATTGGGACGGTTATTCTCCAGAAGAGAAAGAGTATTTAGCCCTTCATTTCGTAGATACTGAAGTAGCGAAACTTGAACAAGGATTGATTGACGGGTACCGCGGCAAGTCTGCTGTAACTGTGCCTCCACTTCCGGATGATGCTACGCCGGAAGAGAGGGAGATCTCTGCCTTGCAGCAGTCGTACCTGAATGCGAAGGAAGCCACGTTTCAGTTGTTGGCACGAAGGGATATGTCTGGCACGTTGGGGGGTATAGATCATTCCGTTCAAGAGCAACATGCGTTTACCGGCGATATTTCGGCTAGACAAATTCTTGCTGCCCATATTTTCGACAAGTTAGATCAAGCCGATTTGAGCAGAGTAATAGACGCACTTAATCCAAACACAAACATGCTGGGTAATGTTCCTTACGATCCCAATTGGTCAAGGATGGACTTTTATGATGACTTCGACAATCGGGACATTCCTTCGGGAATAGTAGCGTTGGCAGTTAAACGTATGCAGGACAAGATGCAAGCAGATGGAACAGTGGTTACTGATGAACAGGTAGCCGAAGCAATGTCAGAACTAGAAGTAAATTTTGCGGCTCCGCTTGGGGAGGCGATGAGAGCCGAATTGGATCGTCAGATAAAACGAATGGGTAGTGAAGAATTAGGCGGTACGGCTGATCCTTTCCTTCTGAATTTGATACTGCCGATGGGTGGTCCTCCTACCGGTATTGATGCCATGAATACGCGAAATTCATTCATGGACGATCTCTGGTCGCCGGATGGGTACGGTCGTATGCATAGTGCTGACTTGTTGCGGATAACTATAGGCGCTCCGAATGTTGGTAAGGGTATGGGCGAAATTGGTCGTCTCATAGTTGAAGATCTTGATGTTGGTTTTGTTCCGCAGAATATGCTCCATAATCCCGATTTGCTTATTCAGGGTATAATTCAGGCTTACGCTAGGCAACTGAGTAGCGGCGCTATTGACGAAGCGACTTTTGTTAATAATCTTAAGAGCCTTCCTGCTGACTTGGCAAAGGGTTACAGGAAGCACGCGACAGCGGGATTAGCAGCATCCCGATCAGGTCCGGGCGCAAGACTCCATAGGGATATGGCGACAGCACTTTTTGGGAAGATTGGAGCAGCCGACGAAGCATCCGCTAGAGAAATGTTTGATGCTGGAGTCAAGTTAGCGCTGTTTAAGTCGGCTGAAGAGGGAGATCTCAGACATTTGGCGTTGGATGGAGTTATTGATGTTCAAATGCCGTTGACTGAGACAGAAGTCGTTGCTGGCTTGATCAGAAAGTTCCGGGTAATTACAGATGTGCCCGTATCGTTCGGCACCGCAGCGGACGGAGGATCGTTAAAATGGGAGCCTCCTATAACAAGTCGGGGACGAAAGTATCAATTGAATCCTTCAGAACAGCAGGCAGCAGCCAATGAGATTGAGGCAGCCGCTGCCCTGTTGTTGCCAGATGATTGGATTGACCTTAGCAATTCATCCGGCAGAGTTGTTCTGTATAAGCAAGATCTGGACCGTGCTTCGTTTGGTAGTAAGACAACACTTGGCCTTGAGGCTGCCATGCCTGAAGGTGTAGGCACTAGTGACGGCGCTATAGATATCACTAGAAAGGATTTCACTATTACAGATGGTGGTCATGAAATAGTCCACAGGATTCAGTCCGTAAACGTATTCTTGCTGTTGCAGGATGATGCGTTTGCACGGCGAAGGCAAACTCCTGCTACTGAGGCAGAAGCAAGATCTCCGAAGTTTAGAAAGCGAACCTTCAATACAATTCTAGGTAGGACTGGTATGGGTAGTGAGTCTGCTATTGAAGATCACTTTTCTTTGCCTTACATGGGTAAAGCCTATAAGTCACGGCGTGGTGATCTAAGAATAGAGGTAAGTTCTACAGGTGTAGAACTTTTGCTTGGAGGGAAGGTTGGTGCCGGACACCGTCCCAAAGATCAGCAGAGAGATGCTAATGGAATACCTCAGGAGTATACGCTAGCGGATGCCTTAGCGGAAGATCGAAGCAGTTCTTGGATCGGTCACGTTTTGGCAATGCTGGTTGGCGTTTAATGGATAACTTCTTCGCCGGGACCGTCGCCTGTTTCGGCGTCATCAAATAAATCTGTATCAATGTTTAGGACTTCGCAGAATTCGCTGAGATAAGCGTCGATGGTACGAAAGATGCGTATCTCTGGTGGCTCATCGAAAGAGGGCTTATGTCCACTACCGGGTGGGACACCGACATCGCCCCATGTCATGACAACGGAAGAAAGCGCTTCCAACTGTGTTGATG